ACTGTAAATGTATTTGTAGTGCAGTCAAATACCTGTAACCATCTGTCTGATGCATAGTCAGTAGAACGTGGATAATCACCATTACCGCCACTACCATAAGTGCAACTAAATCTAATTGCACCATCTGCAAACTTGACTTGATCACCATTGACACGTCCATGATTAGCAATAGTTACAACCATTAGACCTGTATTAGGATCATATGTCGCAGTAGTAGGTGTATGTGTTGTAGGTGCTGATAAACCATGTCCTGCTCCTATTGTCAATACCATGACACCATCTGCAGGAGTATATGTTGCACTTGTAGGAACGAACTGCTTAACTAACTGCTCACCAACACGAGGGTCAGATATGCCTAATACATCTGTATCAGTATATCCTTCACCACCAGATACTTTCTTGACATTTGTAACCTTTCCACCAATAACTGTGATGTCAGCAGTAGCACCAACTCCATTACCAAGTCTATTTTTAAGTGGAATAGCAGTGTATATTCCATCGCTATATCCAGAACCAGATGCTAGTTCATTAGGTTCGTCATTAGATATCCCTACATTGACGTCAATAGTTTGTGCTGCAACTCCAGTGATAACAAGGGTTTTGCCAGATACAGGATCTGTAGAACGTGGATAAGCATGATTAGAACCATGGTTGTCGGCATCACAAGTAAATGTAATTCCACCATCTGCAATGACAATTGTATTGCTTGTGGTCAAACTATGATTACCAATATTAATTTGCAATACACCTGTAGTAGGATTGTAAGTAGTTCCAGACTGTGCAGTAAATTGACTACCAGATGTAACTTGGATAGCGTTAGTAACACCACTGACAAATGTATGAGTTCCTAATCCAGATAAACCAGTACCAAAAGTCTTAACCTCATCACCAATTCTATCTAATACAAATGAACCACTATAAGTTGAGCGATCATAATACATGCAAAGTATTTTACTGTTAGCAAGAGGAGGTGTAACAAATGTTACATTGTTGCTTGCTAGTGTATATGTTGCAGGGTTTGCAATCAATCCATTTACTGTAAGTAGTAACTGCGATTTCTGTGCAGTTTTACTAATCTTAGTTCCAAGATCAATACCATCAATTTTTAACTTAAATGTATCATTAGTTCCATCCACAAAACATCTCAAAGAATGGTTAACTCCACCACCTTGTGATGTTAAATCAATTTTACTTCCACCAAGAGTTGAAGCTAGTTCAATTGTATTAGCATCAACATATCTGATATAATATTCACTAGCATTGGTTAATCCACCGATAGGTGTTGCTGATCTGTTGTTCGGATAGTTACCAGTGTCAACAGTTGGCAATGCAGATGAAGGACTATTAATAGCAGATGTCACGATTCCTGCCAAAGTTGTGATAGCACTCTTCACGTCCTGACACCCTCCAGAATCGTTTGTAATACTTAGATCTGTCTTTGGAACTATAGTTGTGTATGTTCCAACTGGAAGGTCATTTGTGACTGCTAGAAGGCATAGATCTCTTGCTTTGTTAAATGCATATATTGTTTCTGCTTCTTCACCCGCAACGTGCTGTACTGCTCCACCACTGATATAAGAATCTGCAGCATCTACACTGAAATAGTTACCACCATACTTAAGATCATTTGTCCATGCAGCTATTACAAGTCTCGTATCTCGTGCACATGTTGATTGGGTATATGATAAACTTGGATATTGTGCATTTAAGAATCCAATTGTTTCTTCAACAATATAATCAATATTGTCAACAATCAAATCTCTGGCATCTAAGAATCTATCTCCACCAGAATTATAAGTTACTACTTGATCAGCAACTAAACCATGATTAGTTATTGTAATTCTATCATTTACACCATCTACTATTGTAGAACTAGATCCATCAAATGTTAATGTTCTATCACTAATATCATCTATTTTGTATACAATGCAAGAAAGAATTTTCTGAACATCTAGTAATTGTCTTCCATAGATAGAAACCTCTGTAGGAACTAATGCACTATAGTCTGGTTTTGATAGTGCGAAGTTATTAATTTGAGATAATTTACCAGTGTTCTTAGCAGATGGTTTAGGAGTTATAAATGTGGTTCCATTGAATGTAGTTCCAACACTATTTGTATTTGGTGTCCACCAACTATAATCGTTACTTGGGTTTAGATTTTCAGTAGATCTTGGTCTATATTCTTTTTTGACAGATTGTAGTAATACTTGTGTACCAACTACCTTAAATCCTGCAGGGTGAGCAGCAAACTTGAGTGGGTTCTTCCAATCTGTTATGTTTATTGATGAGGATACGTCATATGAGAACTCTTGGAATCTATCACTATCATAAACACGTTGTTCGTTAAGATCAAGGAATCCAGTTGTCTTCTCCCAATTAGATGCCGATATACTAATTGGAGATACAATAAATTCTGCATCTGCTCTATCAAATGCATGTATTTGACCAAATGCTGCAGATTCTTCACCAAATACAGGTTGACCAACTACAAACTCACCTTCTATAAGTTCTACACTTACAACACGTCCAGAAGCATCCCAGTTTTTAATAAATCCATACGCTGTATATGATGTATTAGATGCACCTTGATATATCCTCTCTCCAATAGAGAAAGTAGCGGGTTTCATATATGCAACGATATTATCACCTAAGTCTGTAGTCTGAAGTGTAAAGTATGTCTGTCCTGTGAGTGGATCTCCTACAGGTGCACTTGTAAATGCAACAGTTGTCTCAGTATTTGCATTAGCAAGACTAGTTGCAAGTTTAATTTGATTACTTGCCAATCCGTTTGCAGTTGTCGGTGAAACTGCATAGTAAGTTGCGGTTGTATTAAGAGGTGCAGGAAGTGTTCCTGAATTTTCTACTAAAGTAAATTTAGTTCCTGAAGGTATTTTTGGATTATATGGGAAATTTAATGTGCTGTTAGAAGTAAGTGCAACAAATGTATGTGTTACTCTTGCTTGTACAGTAGGTGCAGATGTAAATCCTCTACCCGCATTGTTAACATTGACTGCTTGTATAATTTCATTTCCAATCAACGGTTCTAAGTCAAATAATGATCCTTGACCACCAACAAGAATAATCTCTGGTGTTGCAACAAAATTAGCACCACCATTTACAACATCAAGATAGTCAATAACCTGAGTTCTGATTAATTGTAAATTATAAGTCGTATTTAATTTTGGTTTAAGTGTTCTATCGTGACTATAGTTAAATGTAATGTTCTCACCACCAATTTTCAATATTTCACCCATATCAGATGACTTGAGTAGTATGGATGCACCACTACCTGTCTTTTGTTCTACGTTGATTATTGGAGGACTTTGATATTGTTGTCCTGCTGCCTCTATATTGATAGATGCAACACCTTCATTAACAATTAACGCATTTAATGCAGAGTTGATACCATTACCACCCTGTGCAGTAATTGTAGGTGCAGACAAATAACCAGATCCAGAGTTGGTTACAGTTACAGAGTCAATAGCAGCATCTAACAGTGTTGATGTTGATACAACGTCTGTAAAGGTAAGTCCACCAGTAGAAACTAATAAGACTGCATCATGAGTTCCATCAGAACCACCTAGGTCTGCTCCAGAAATTGTAAGTTGATCTCCTAGAACGTACGCAGTTCCACCCGCTGTAACAGTGACGGATGTAATAGTCCCATTACCATCAGTGACAATAGTGAAAGTAGCACCAGTAGCAGAAGAACCCGCAATTGACTTTTGGGTAATTCCTGTGTAGGTTTGTGAGGTTCCATAGTTTGTCGCAGATTGAGATTGAATTGAGACTGTTGAGATTATACCGTAATATGGATCGTCAAATAGAACAGTAGGTGCAGATCTATAGTTAGATCCTGCTGCAGTAACTGTCACTTCAGACACTTTACCCGCACCAGAAACTGCTGCAGCTACTGTTGCTTGAGATCCTGATATTGCACTAATGACTGCAACTGAGTTACCACCAGTGTATACTCTAGACCTAATAAGAAATTCTTGTGTGCCAACTCCAGAACTGGTTATTGTTATTGCAGTACCTACTTCTGCAAGTTGTGGTGTAGATGCTAACTTGACACGTCCTGAGTCCCCTATATTGATAATGTAGTATGTTTGTCCTACTGTAAGATTACTGATTGCGGTTGTCTCAGATGAGACATACTTTACTGGATCTCCTGTTTGTGCATCATGAGCTGCAAATTCAAATTGATCATCATATCCAACTGCATCAATTTGTGATGGGTTAATACTGTAAGACTTACCAGAGTTGAACATAAGGTAACCCTTCTGCCCTGCTCCTGTTCTTGTATTCTGTAATGGTTTTATTCTCAATACTGATGTAACAGGATTCCAAGACACAACTTGACCTCTAGCAGTGCTGTTGTCTTGAATTATCTTACTAATTACAATTTCATTAGGTAAGAAATTTCCTAATATGTTTTCTAAGGTTATATCAACAAAATCTGGTAGTGTTACAACACAAGTAGGTAATGATGATTGATTATAACCAGATCCTGCGTTTGATACAGAAACATTTGATAATCCACCAGAAATCGTTGCTGTTGCTGTTGCACCAGAACCAGATCTACTAGAACTTAATAATTTTGGTAGAGATTGGTAATTTCTTCCATTATCACCAATTGTTATTGTTGAAATACCTCCTGTAGCATATATTGAACTTGTAGAGTATGATACACCTGTACCATAACCAGTTTCGGGTTCTATTGATGTAATGAAGTTTATACGATTAGTTCCTGCATCTAATGTTGTAATCGTGTGAGTTCCCAATATAGGATCATTAATTACAGTAAAGTATCTACTGTTAGTGGAGTCACTCTTAACGGTAATCGCATTACCCATCGCTAGATGGTTTTGACAAACGTAATGTAATGTATCTGGAGAATCTACAGCAGGAGTAATTTCTACACTACGTGTTGTTGCTGTAGCAAACTGAGAATTGTATTCTGACCATGTAACCACATCACCATTGATTCTGTAGACGACACCTTTTTCATATCTAAGTGTACCACCATATGCATCTTCACTTTCAGAAAAATATATCGCATGAGTAGCATTTGATGAATCATTCTGATTAAATGTATAAGTTGTTCCACGAGACATTGATATAGCAGGAGATTCTGTTACAGACCCATATTTGTCACCTGTAATATAATATCCATTACTAGATCCATAACCATATAAAGGATGTGCAGTAGTTTTTGCTGCAACAGTTACAGTAAATGTATTTGGTGTGGTATTTGTATGTTTGACATCATGATAATAGAAAATACCAGGCAATTCTGCTATTTTTGTTGTTATTGAAGTTTGTTCACTTGTTATGGCATCTCTTTCTTCATCCGTAATGTTTTTGTAAGTTAGTATGTCTGTATTAGCGGGATCTAACGTAAATGACAATACCTTTCCAGTATTACTTGTATGTGAGGTATCAAACTTATAAGAGTGTCCATCTATTAGTGTTAAATTTGGTTCCTTGATATAAACATCTGCTTTACCACCAGAATTACCTGTGGTCACGTCAGCAGCACTTGTTGTTGCAAAATTTCTCTTAGCAGTAAACTTTCTTGCTGTTTCCGTTCTAACAACTATGTAATTAGTCTTATTATAAGACGTAGGTGAGACACCTGAGATATTAACTAGATCACCCGCTTTTAATTGATGTGATTTATCAGCATGGAATTGAACCTCTCTTTGTACTTGAGTTAATGTAATACTAAATGAAGATCCACCGTTATTACCTATATTGAGATCATCTGCGGATATAGTATCACCAATGTCATATCCATATCCAAAATCTGTAAGTGTAACTGAGGTTACTGCACCACCAGAAACAACTATAGTTGCTTTTGCATTTTTTCCATCTCCATTGGTTGATATTGGAACATTTGCATATGTACCATTTGCATAGCCTGACCCACCTGTAATGGAAGACCATCCATCTTGGAATAAATTGCCATCTGTGCGTGTTCTTAAGTATGTCCATGATACACCACCGTCTGATGCACTGCCAGATAGATGAGTAGGAGATGATGAACCTGATGTTGCACTACTAGCTGCTTGATACACTCTATTTGCAACATGAACTAAATCTCCTATTACATATGCAGTTGTTCCTTGCCATGCATCTAATAATTTTGCACTTGTTAAATCAAAATACTTAAAGTGATAATTTCCATTGATGATTTTTGATGTAACTGTTCTACTAAATGAATTATCAGTTGCGGAGATTTTAACTATATCTCCTGCTTGTAGATAATTTGTTGTGGATGTAAAGAGAGAACCGTTGAATATGTCATCATTAGTTCCAACAGTAATCGTTAAGTTAGAAACTGTTGCACCTTCTACTTGAGATACAATTGCACTTACACCTTCTCCACCAGTATCAGTATTGTCAAACGTCAATCTATCGTTAACCTTATACTCTTTACCGCCACCTTCTACAAGGTATTGATCAATATTCTCTGATGAGAATTTATTTGTGGATGATACAATTAGAGAATCCGCAGTTCCACCTCTAATAAACGGATAGTAACTATAGTATCCAATACCATCTTCAATGTATGTAAGAGTTTCACCTGTTTCCATCACAATCAACGTTGTGCTGTCTTCTAGTGCTAGGAAGAAGTCAATTTTATTATCTAATGGTTTTCTCTTTGCTGTGATATTATCTACACCTACGAATGGAGCTCTGTAGCGTACTGCGTCTTCTGTAAAGTTTTTCTGCAGTCCATTACCATTCCAGTTAACAGCATCCGCTTCTCCATAGAAATCCTCTCCAATGTAATAAGGAAATGCAGGATTACCAGTTGTACCTGTAATAGTTGTAAAGTAAGCATACACACCATTTGGATATTCTGGAGTTACGCAGAATCTGCCATTATAACGGTCTAAATCACCTAAACCCTCCACATACTCATAATCCTCAACATAAGTGCCTAGAGGGTCTGTAAGACCGCTTAGAAGAGCATCTCTAGATGTCTTTACCCTATAACTGCTTCTAATACGTTTGTATGCGTTAAATGGTGAAGTATTCTCAGGATCTTGATATCCATAAGGTCCGTAGATAGGATGTCCGTCATATGCCCAACCTATGATAGGAGAATGCACTGTAGGAGGTAATTCCTGTAATACGTTTGCATTATCAAGACCAATACTGTCTTTAAGTAAGAAACGTAGTTGCTTTGGATTATAAAGGTATCCGTATTCTCCACCATAGATCAAATAGTTCTCACCTTGAAAACATCCACCACCGTATACGTCTGTAGTCTTGGGTGATACAAATGAACTACTCCCTAGTTCTAATCCA